GTGAGCCGCACATCCGCCTGCGTGTCCGAGATCATGCGCACCCGCGCCGCCGTGACCTCGATCCCCATCGACGCGAGCGCCTGCGCCGCATACTGCCGCGCGGCCTCATCGCGCTCCGAGGGCGCCGCCTTTCCAAGCTCCCGCAGGCTGCTGCCCAGCTCCGGCAAAAACGGCAGCGCGCCGCGTCTGCACGTCAGCTTGAACAGCGCGCACGCCAAAAGCGCCTCGCTGTCATGCAGCCGCACAAAGCCGCCGAAGCCGTCCGGCACGTAGTCTCCGCCGCGCAGCAAGTTTTCCGTCATTCCGTGACCACCTTTCTGCCGTTCACATACGCCTCGCCCGTGATCTCCACGCGGCCCCGGATCTCGATCGTGCCGCCGCTTTTGAGCCGCACCTCCGACGCGCCCGCGTAGATCACGACCTCGCCCGGCGCAGCCCTCCCGCCGTCCTGCAAGACACCCGGCACATACAGCTCGTTTCCCTTGATGACGAGCACGCTGTCCTGCTCGCCCGGCTGCCAGCAATAGCCACCCGGCGAGATCACCCGCGCATGGCGTTTTTCCCCGTCCGTCACCACCGCCGCGTCCTCGCCGCCGATGGAGACCGTCCCCAACGTTGCCGGCTCAAACTCCGGCGTTTCCTGTACGATCCTTTTTGAAAGCCACATATCATTCCCTCAGCGTCAGGATGCAGTACATGCCGTCCGCGCCGCAGACCGACTCTGCCGCCTGCACCGTGTACGTTCCCGCGATCCCCATTTTCTCAAGCTCCAGCTCCACGCGGTCCATCGGCTGCGCCGTAAACGCCCCCGGCACGCGCACCTCGATCAGCCGCTTGCCGCGCCGGTCGTCCTCCAGACGCTGCTGTGCCGTGCGCCATGTCGCGCGGAGCTTGCTTCCCGTCATGCCGTGCACCTTGACGCAGCTTCCTCCAAGCGCGATGAACGGCGCATTTTCCGCCGCCGTCTGTGCGCCGGTGCGCGTGTTGACCATGACCTGCCGCGAGCTGAGCCCGTAGCGGCTGTCCAGCGCCCGCACGCGGATGCACTGTGCCTGCCGCAGCCGCACGGTCTTTCCCGGCGTCTCCGGCTCCAGCACCAGCGTCCCGTCCGGCAAAAACCGCGGGAAAATGCCTGCGCTGTGGCGGCAGAAACCCGCCAGCACCTGCCAGCAGCTATACCCCGTCTCCACGACGAAGCGCTCCACCGCCGGCATCTGCACCGTGCGGAGCTTCGTCACGCCGTAGGGCAGCACATAGCTTTTCAGAATATCCGCAAGCTGCGCGCTGAGATACTCCGCCGCCCGCACCTGATTGTCCAAAAGCCGCGCCGCCATGCCGCGTCCCGTCATTTCCGCGAGCAGCCCCCTTGCATCGAGCGTGATCTCATAGTCATCCACCACACCCGTAAAAACCGTCGCCCCGTCCTCCTCTGCGGTAAAAAACACCGCGCCTCTGAGCGTCTGCGCAAGCGCCCGCTCATAGGGGAAGCAGACCGAGAACCCGTCGCAGGGGTCTCCGTCCGTCAGCTTGATGTCCCACTGCAAAAGCGCGGGCAGCGCCGACCGCCGCCCGTCGCACATCGTCACATATCCCGTCATTGCACCCGCACCTTCTGTCCCGGTGCAAGCCCTGTCGGGCTGGAGAGCTCCGGATTCATGGCCAGAAGCTCCTCCATCGTCAGCTCGCGCTGCGCGCAGATCTCCCATGCGGTCTCGCCGCCCGAGACCGTGTAATAGATCCTGCCGCCGCGTCCTCTGCGTCTGGTCACGCGGTATGTGCGGCCCGTCTGCCGCGCGCTGCCCTCGCAGAACTCGAACCGGTACGCCACATAGTTCTCTCTCGGCTCCTGTGTCAGCCGAAGCTGCGTGAAATACGCCTCCGCGCCCGTCCACGCCGGATGCAGGAGCGCGCCCGCGCCGTCCTGCCGGAATACGCGCACCAGCTCCTGAAAGCTCTGCATCGCGCCGGGACCGAAAAACTCGCCCTCACCGCGCAGAACGGCGCATGTCCCGCCCAGATCCTGCACCGTGAAGCCGCCCATTGGGATCTTCTGCACCGCCGTCTGCCGCTCATAGCTGAGCGTGTACGTTTTCGGATTGTTCGGCCAGACAAAGGACTTATACTGCATCTTCAGCATCGTTTATCCTCCGTATCTTCTTGCGTCCCGCTCAAAAAAGCGGGAGATCTCCCGCATCGAGCGCTGCGTCTGCGCACCGGAAACGCCCTGCGTCTCAAGGCTCTGCGAAAAATCCGCGCAAAGCCCTCCCTCAAAGCGGCTGTGCCGCATCACAGACGGCTGCACGCCCTGCGTCTGCTGTGCGCCTTCCAGCGCCTGCTCGCTTCGCAGCTGCGCCGCGCGCAGGGACGCCCGCGCGCCGGTCTGCTCCAGCCGCAGCAGCTCCTGCAAAAGCGCCGCCGCGCCGCGCTCCTCCGTGCGCTCCGCGCCCGTTTCCGGCGTTTCCTCCACGGGCACGCCGCACGCATCATTTTCCGGTTTCTCCTGCGCCTCGCGCGTTTGTCCGCGCCGCCGTGCGGCATGGCGCGCAAACGCCTCCTCCGGCTCTGCTTCCAGCTCCGCCGCCAGCGCCGCGTGTGCGCTCAAAAGCTCATCTACATACCCCACCGCGTTTCAGCTCCTCAAATCTGGCTTCGTCAAAATTCGGATTTTCCTCGCCCAGCGGCGCGCCGCAGCAAAGGCAGGTGTTTTTCTCCGCCTCCGCGCGGCATTCCGGGCACATCTGCCGCAGCTCCTGCTCCTCGTCCAGCGCCAGATTCATCACGCAGTAAAGGTAATCCCCGTTTGTCATTTCCTTCGCCCGCGCCTCTGAGGGCAGAACACCGAACGCGCGCAGAACACGCCATTTGAGCCGCTCATACGGCGCGCTTTCCATCGCCGCGCCGAGTGCCGCACGGTTTTCCGCGCTGCAAAGCGGATCTTCCTCGGCGCACAGCGCCAGATACCGCTCCGTCAGGCGCGCGACCGTCTCCGCCGGAAGCCGCGCAAGCACATCCGCGCCGCTTTGAAACGCCGCCCGGCCGTCCCTGTCGAACGCCGCCCGCGCCAGGATGCAGGCGTTGAGACAAAGCCCCAACGCCTGCGCATCGCCCTGCGCCAGATGCTCCGCCTCGCTTCTCGCCTGCAAAAGCGCCGCTGCCGGGATCAGGCGCAGCTCCAGCCCGCCTGCCGTGCGTTTTCCGCTTCTGCCGAGAAACCGCAAAAGCCGCCCGTCCATCACAGTCCGGTCTCCGTCCGGCGCGCCGCCTCGATCGTGACCTTCTCCATCACATTTCCGCCGACCTCCGCGCTCTCCTGCATCTGGCTCCACTGGCATCCGGAATAGATGATGTTGCGATCCGGCTTGCACACGACCAGCGAGAAATCATCGAGCTGCATAAAGTCGATGCCGTCCCGGATGGCCTCGTCCGTCGCATAAATGCGCGTCAGCTCCAGCCGGTACTGCCCCTGTCCGCGGATGGTCGCCACCGGCGCCTCCTGTCCGAATGCGTAAATGGCCTTGCTCGAGCGCGTTGCCGTCACCTTATAGCTCTGCACGACCGCCACGCGCACACCGTTGACCTCCAGATAAATATCCGCCGAGGTCGGAATCTTCACTGCTGCCATCTTCCCACCTCCTTAAACGCTGATGTGCGCGGTGAGATAGATGCGGCTCAGGCCGTGCACCACGCGGAACTCAAACTCGACCACGCAGACCGTCGGATCCGTCGTCGAGGCCGTGACCGTCAGATGGTCGTAGCCCTCGATGATCTCCTTTGCGATCCGGTCCTCCAGCTCCACCACGACCTGATTGCGAATGGCATTGCGCGTCAGGGCGTTGTTTTTTGCGCGCGTGAATCTGGCGCGCAGCGCCGTGCGGATCGAGGGGATCACGTCGTCCACGATCAGGATCGTCGTCAGCTCGCGGAATGTCTTGTCGCTGACCTCGCCGGTCTTCGTGCGCGTGGTCAGACCGCGGATGACATGCACCTTGCCGCCCACGCACTCCAGCACCGTCACGCCCGCCGCAGCCAGCGCGTCATACTCCGTGTCCTCATACGCCGCCGTCACGCCCGAAAGGCCCAGAAGCACCTGTCCGTTCAGCGGCGTGGCCGGGTCGGACTGGTCGCACAGAACGCCCGCCAGCGCAGCCGCCGCCATGCAGCCGCCTGCGGCGGCCTCCTCGCCGGAGAGATACACATCCGGCGCCATCAGCACCATGCGCTCGGAGTTGAGCTTCTCCGCGCGCGCTGTCAGCTCCGCGATCGAGGGCGAGGCCATCCCCGCAAGACCGATGCACTCGCCCCTCTGGCCGGATGCCTCCTCCACCGCGTCGCGCAGCGCCAGCTGCACCTTTTCCTGCGCGCTGCCAATGGCGCAGAAGCTCGCGCTTTTTTCCGCGAAGATGCGCGCGAACGCCGCCTGATACGCCGCCTCCGTGTCCTCCGCGACCGGGCACGCGAGAACCGTTCCCGCGCCGTTCTGATACGCCAGCTTCAGCATCCTGCCGAGCTGGCTGCCCTCGCCGAAGGTCTCGCGTCCCGAGGCGTAGGAGGTCACGGTATAAAGCCCGCTTTTCGCCTCCGACTGACCCACCAGCGCGATCACGCGGTCCGTTCTGCCGGTCGCGGTCACGCTTGAGGCGTCATAGTCCGAATATACGCCCGGACGCTCATGATACGTAATGCTCATTTCACTTCACCTTTCAAAATAAAGTCCGTAAATTCCGTCCCGTCCTCGTTTGCCAGCGCATAGAGATACGCGCGCGTCTTTGCTGTGATCGTGCAGCGGAAGCAGTCGCTCACCGCGTCATAGGCGCACGTCCCCACGGAAAACGACTCGATCCGGACGCCGCCGGGCTCCTCCGCCAGCAGCGCCCGCAGACTCTGGGAGCCGATGGAGATGATGACCACCTCCGCCTGCTCCACGTCCCGCAGGGGGCCGTCGGAGCCGGGGACCACCGGCACTCCCGCCTG